CAATATGTCAGATAACGAAGGATTAACAAATCCTGCTGATTATCAAGTTGACGCTTTCGTAGATCAACTAGACAGAAATGGTAATACTGTTAAGTCTTATACTTTAAGAAGCTTATTCCCAACAACAGTTGGTGAAATCGCTTTAAGTTATGATACTGTAGATGCTATTGAAGAATTTTCAGTAACATTTGCTTATCAGTTTTTTGAAACAAATACTACTACTTAATAGAGTATTAATGAAAAGAGCCGCCTAAAAGCGGCTCTTTTTAGACTTATAAATAATATTATGAAACAACACTACACATTTTCTAAACATACAATTGATGAAAAGAGGATTTAATTATGGCAGATTTATTTGGATTTAGTATAACACGTAAGAAAAAAGAACAAGATCCTAAACAAACCTTTAGTATACCTGTAGCAGATGATGGTGCAACAACCGTATCGGCTGTTGGTGGTTATTTTGGACAATACTTAGATTTAGAAGGCACAGCAAAAAATGAAGCTGACCTTGTAAGAAGATATAGAGAGATTTCATTACATCCAGAATGTGATACAGCTGTAGATGATATAGTAAACGAAGCTATTGTTGTAAATGAAAATAAAGATTCCGTAAAACCAGATTTAACAAATCTTCCTTTTGGTAAAGAAGTCAGAAGAAAGATTGAAGATGAGTTTAGACATATATTACGTTTAATGGATTTTAACACAAAAGGCCACGACATCTTTAGAAGATGGTATGTAGATGGCCGTATGTATTATCAAAAAGTTATAGATAGAGAAAATCCAAGAAACGGTATTGTAGAATTAAAATACATTGACCCTAGAAAAATTAAAAAAGTAAGAGAAGTCAGAAAACAAAGACAACAGGCCAGTTTAGATATTATCAGCGAATATGAAGAATATTTTTTATTCAATGAAAGAGGTGTTTCTGGTGCTACTTCTGGTTCAGGTGTAAGAATTGCTCCAGATACTATTGCTTACACATCTTCAGGATTAATAGATCAAAATAGAAACTTAGTTTTATCTTATTTACATAAAGCAATTAAATCAGTCAATCAATTAAGAATGATTGAAGATGCTATGGTGATTTATCGTATTGCTCGAGCACCTGAAAGAAGAATATTTTATATTGATGTAGGTAATCTTCCTAAAATTAAAGCAGAACAATATTTAAGAGATGTGATGGCACGTTACAGAAATAAACTTGTCTATGACGCTAACACTGGTGAAATACGAGATGATCGTAACTATATGAATATGTTAGAAGATTATTGGTTACCACGTAGAGAAGGTGGCCGAGGAACTGAAATCACTACATTACCAGGTGGCCAAAATTTAGGAGAAATTGCTGATATAGAATATTTCCAAAAGAAACTATATCGTTCTCTTAACGTGCCAATTAGTAGATTAGAAGCTTCTACAGGATTTAATATTGGTAGAGCTGCTGAAATCAGTAGAGATGAATTAAAATTCACAAAATTTGTAGGTAGATTAAGAAAGAAGTTTACTGAATTATTTGATGATATTTTAAGAACACAATTAATATTAAAAGGTATTATTGCTGAAGAAGATTGGCCAACAATACAAGGAAATATTAGTTATGACTTTTTACAAGATGGTCATTTTTCAGAACTAAAAGAAAGCGAAATGTTAAAAGATCGTATCGCTTTAGCTGATAGTATGAAAGACTATGTTGGAAGATATTTTTCTCACAAATACATTCGTAAGAATATATTGAAACAAAGTGATAGAGATATTGAAGAAATAGATAATGAAATACTAGAAGAAGGTTCAGATACAGAAGTGGTTGATAATCAACCTACTGAAAAACCAACTCTTTAGTATAAATATAAAAGGAGAAAAAAATGAGTGAAAACGTTAAAAACTTTATAGACAAATTATCATTAGGACAAGCAGCTGAAGCTGGTGAAGCTTTTAAGGATGCTTTAAGAGACAAAGTAGGTGACGCTTTAGAAACAAGAAGAAAAGAATTAGCAAGTGTTTTGTTTCAAGGTAAATTTGAAGCAGACCCTATCAGTGATCCGAAACCAGTGATTGCTGAACCATCTGCTAAAACTGAACCGGTGGCTAATGAAAAACAAGGTCAGTAGTTTAGTAAAAGAAAATAGAATTTTTGATTCTAAGTCTTATAATGGATTAAGTCCTCATATGAAAGAGGCTGTGAAAAATATATTTAAGACTATAGATGAAGAACAAAAAGATATTATAAAAAGTTTTGAAGGAGCTGTAGAAAAAGTATCTACATCTTTTAATATTAAACAAGAAGATTTATATAACTATTTTGAAAAAGAAGTAAACGAACAATTAGGAATAAAATAAATGGCAACGCTTATCGTAAAAGGAACAGTTATCACAAGTCCATATTTGGATAATATTGGTAGAGCTCAATTTGTTAATTGTGTAGCAACTAGTGGAGCACAAACAGTTGAAGTACGTTCCGAAGATAGTACAGTTTTAGGAGAAATATATCTACACGCAGCTGGTGATTCAGTTATTATAGAAAAAGCTCCAAGTGATGTTATCACATTGGCATCTGGAAAAGCAAGTGCTGTAGGTTCTCCAAGAAGTTAATTATGACTATATCAACTACGAAATTAGTAGATGATAATTTTAAGGTCATTGTAAAAGCTAGTGGAGTAGGTGGAGAAACTGAACAGATTTTAGTCAATGCTTTAGAATTAAATAATGCTTCAAGTGAACCAAACATTTCTATAGCAAATGTTTATTATGAAATAGAAAACGGTGGAAATATTACTTTATTATTTAATGAAACTGAAGAAGCTCTTGTGATAAATGGACGTGGTAACTATGGCTTAAAACCTGGTGAACCAAAAGTGAAAGCGACTTCAACAGGTAATGGAAACGTATTGTTAACAAGTGATAGTACTATAACAAGTTATAATATTGTTATAGAGTGTCACAAAGAAAAAGGGTTTACAAATTAATGGCAGATACAGTTACAACACAAACATTAGTTGATACATCAGGTGTAAAATTTGTTGTTAAGTTGACAAACATATCTGATGGCACAGGCGAAACAGACGTTACAAAAGTGGATGCTTCAGCAACTACTTTTATGACCGAAGATGGTAACCGAAAAATTGCTAAGATATGGTTTTCTGTAAACACAGCAAATCCAAAGTCAGCAGTAGAAATTAAATGGGCCGGCGCTACAAACGCTACAGCTTTGTTTTTAAGTGGCCAAGGTTTTTTTGATTTAAGAGAAGCTGGTGATGAAATATCAAACAATGCCACAACACCAACAGGTGATGTATTATTGAGTACAAGAAATTTCGCTAGTGGAGATAACTATACATTAGTGATAGAATTTAGATAAAATATAAATAGTAAAAGAGGGAAAATGAAACTTATAAGAGAAGAAATCAACGACGCTACATATCTTGTAGAAGAAAACGAAGGCAAGAAAAATTACACTATCAAAGGTGTATTTTTACAATCCGATATTAAAAATCGTAACGGTAGAATTTATCCATCAGACGTTCTTTTGAAAGAAGTCAAAAGATACAATCAGGAATTCATCAATAAAAATAGAGCATTCGGCGAATTAGGCCATCCAGAAGGACCAACTGTGAACTTAGAAAGAGTATCACATATGATTAAGAAGTTATATCCTGAAGGAAAAAACTATATCGGTGAAGCAAAAATTATGGATACACCATACGGTAAGATCGTAAAAAGTCTTATTGACGAAGGCGCTAAATTAGGAGTGTCATCTCGTGGTATGGGTTCCCTAGTACAAAAAAATGGTCAAAACTATGTAGGAAATGATTTCTACTTAGCAACGGCCGCAGACATTGTGGCAGATCCATCAGCTCCAGACGCTTTCGTAGAAGGCATTATGGAAAATAAAGAGTGGGTTTGGAACAATGGAGTGCTTGTAGAACAAGACGTAGAAGCTTGGAAACAAGAACTAATACGAACAAAAAGACTTGAATTAGCTGAGAAAAAGGCTAGTATATTCAAGGATTTTATAAGTAAACTATAATAGAAAATCAACAAATTATAAATATCATTAATAAAGAGAGATATTTTAATTCGAATTAAAAATAAAGGAGATTTCTCAAATGGCTACAGAAAAACAAGTAGAAGTCAAAGCAGAAACAATAGTAGAACAAGAAACTATTGCTGATGCTCCAAAGAAGAATGCTGTAGCAGCTGAACCTACACCTCTTAAAAACGAGGCAGAAGATTTAGGTGCAGCAGTTGTTAAACCAACAGACAGCAATCCTGACGCTACTAAAAAATCAAAAAAAGTTTCTGACGCACAAAACGCAAAAGCCGCAGATGTTGACGCTAGTAAAAAACCAGACACAGAAGCTGGTGTTACTAAAGTTGCTACTCCAGGCGAAGCGATGAAAGTAGAAGAAACTGAAAAAGAAGAAACAATTGACGTTTCTGATGATGTTAAAGCATTAATCGGAGATGAAAAATTAACAGAAGAATTTAAGCAAAAAGCTGCGACTATATTCGAAGCTGCTATCAAATCAAAATTGAAAGTAGAAAAACAAAAAATCGAAGATGGTTACAAGAAAAAGCTTAAAGAAGAAATTGATGCTACAAAAGCAGAACTTGTTGAAAAAGTTGATTCATATCTAAACTACGTTGTAGAAGAATGGATGAAACAAAACGAGATTGCTATTGAGCGAGGCATCAAAGGCGAAATCGCTGAGGACTTTATCAGTGGTCTGAAAAAATTATTTGAAGATCATTACATAAATGTTCCAGACGAAAAATATGACGTGTTAGAAGATCAAGCTTCTAAAATCGAAGAGCTTAACAAGAAATTGAACGAGCAAATCGAAGCTAACGTTAAATTAAATTCTGAAATTGGTAAGTTAACAAAGCAAGATATAGTTGACGCTGTATCTTCTGATTTAACAGATACTAACAAAGAAAAGTTTAACAAATTAGCAGAAGAAGTAGAATATACTAACGCTGATGATTTTAAGAAAAAAGTATCGACTATTAAAGAGTCATACTTTGTAACAAAAGAGATTTCATCTAAAAATGAAATAGATAACGTTGCCGAAGGCGAGACTACTGAAAATGTAGATTTGTCAAACGCTATGACTGCTTACACGGCCGCTATCACAAAAACAAAGAACTCAATTAAATTGAGCTCAAGAAAATAAAGGGAGAATAAAAAAGATATGTACTTATCTGAACAACTAGTTAAAAAATGGCAGCCGGTTCTTGAACATCCAGAACTCCCAAAAGTAACGGA